AGCAACCATGGGTTTCAAGCGCAAAGCTAAGTATACCTTTAACAAAGCTCGATCTTCCTATGCCCGAGCCGCTAAGAAGTTCCGACGAACTGCGACAACTAATCGCCGAGGTCGCCGTCGGTATATGCCTTCTAGGGTTTATGGTCGTAAGACGTATAATACAACGCAACGGATTGTCAACCGTACTCTTAAATCGATCTCCGAGTCGAAGTTTTGTGGATACTCCCCGGTCCAATGCATCGAATCCGTCGGTAAACCAGCCGGAACGCAGCCAATCTCCTACCACTTCTTCAACACTGGCACAGATATAAGTTCAATCCTACCGGAATTTCCTGCCGAACAGATTGCCGTCGCATCACAGGGTGAAATGAACCTTTTCGAGTTTAATCAAGGCGACACAAAGACCGAACGTATTGGTTCCTCTATGTATATTAAGCATACTCACTTGAAGATAGAGGTTCAGATGAAGCATAAGACAGATATTGCCCGCCCCGGCAACCCAACCGTCACTTTTCGCATGATGATTCTCAAGGCAAAACGCTCCACTGACAAGTACGGCGAATCACCCGACCCCGGTAACTCATTGTTTCTTAATACGGAGAATGGTGGATTTGGATACGACGACACACTGCAGCCGACTTTCATGCATATGAACCAACCGCTCAACAAACGCCAGTGGTCCGTTTACAAGGAATCGAAGTTTACCTTATCAGCTCCCTATCAGCAACAGGCCGAACTAGGTGCTCCATCGGAAACTTTTGTCAACAGCAAGTACCCGAACCGGAAGCTTATGAACATCAAACTCCCTATAGGGAAGAAATGTAACTTTGGATCACTCACGAATACTCCTAACAACGTCGACACACAATGGTTTATAATCCTTCAGGCAGTCAACACCAACTATTGCGAAGATATCAACGATCGCCCCGACAACTACTTTGTTAACATATGTGGAACCACCTCTGCTTTAGATAACTAATTACTTGATTAAACAAATGGAGGGCACCAGTGCCCCACAGCCGCCGAATAGGCGGCTGGTGTTTTGAAATTTCTCCCCCCCCCCTCCTATCCCCGCGCTCGCGCGGGAGAGGGGGGGGGAAAATTCAAAACGCCGTACCAGGGATGTATTAGTATTTGTAATTTAGGGTTTCAGCCTCGTACGCTAGTTTATTTGTCGTGGTTGTCGTGACGTCTCTTATAAAAAAATCTGAGTTTAGTGTTACAGCCAGGCCTTTAGGCCTGGCGCCTCAGATTTTTGCATGATTCACGTTGAATCATGCAAAGTCAGAGATTTATCAGATTGCATCTCGTAAATCTCCCACCGATCTGCGGACAACAGTTCCAGAATCGGCATCGTATTTGTGAATACGATCACCTGCGGACGATCCATCCGCCTCTTCTTGAAAGAGTACCTTTTGTCCCAACAAATTCCATTTTTCAGGCATTCCAGGCCACTGTAAAATTCACCAAGTTTATCTTTTTTCATGCCTCTTGGCATATCCACTAAATAACATTTTTTCGCTTTAATTGCCATGATACATTGGCTTATATCTTCCATCAATCGGAAAGGTGGAACTTCCCATGCTTTTCCTTGGTATTCTAAATATTCGGCAAACAGTGATTTGCAGCTATTTCCCTCCATGTCGAGGATAACTTTTATTGAACGATCTTCCAGCTCGTCACACCATTCTAAGGCTTGTTTATGCCATTCATATTCAATTCCGCGTTCCATGAATCCTTTCAATTGCCTCGTAAGAACTGGTGGTTCTTCGTAATCTTTGTCCGTCCAAGGGCCATCTATTCTTGATTCAGCTTTCAATACATAGTTGAAATTTTGTCCGGTATGGACATCTTTTGAGGTTATTGACCAATTTACTCCAGGAAACGATTCTTTTGCTTGACTTATGAGTTCACCGCGCCGTTTTGCTTTTATTAACGATCCACGGCCTTGCCAGTGTATATATCCACCTTTACCTTCTTCTTTTTGGAACACATATTTTTTGAACCATTCCGATAGGGTTTTTTGCAATAGTTGAAGATCGGGGAATTTTTCGGCACTAATCGTAAAGTCATATCCAACAAGAGGTGACGACATTTTTTTGACCTCGTATATTTTTTTATTTTTTTTCGACCTCGTACAAAAGGGCCGTTCCGGACCCCTTGTGGGCCCCCGACTAATGAAAACTCGTTTTTTAGGAAATCAAGTATTTAAGTAAATGACGTCATTTGGGGTAAAAAGCAACCATGGGTTTCAAGCGCAAAGCTAAGTATACCTTTAACAAAGCTCGATCTTCCTATGCCCGAGCCGCTAAGAAGTTCCGACGAACTGCGACAAC